CGCAGCGACTTTTACGCGCCTGGCAATATCATCTACACCCACTACTGGCACAAGTACGATCGCGTGCTTGAATCCTGGCAGGCTACCGACCGTCCGCAGGGAGACTGGGGAGTCTTGGTGCAGGAGTCCGACAAGTACGGGAATCCGGTTCCTGGCACTGAACCCCGCTGGCATCGCACACAACCGGATCCACGCGACAAAATCGTGGGAAAAGTACAAGCGCAACCCGTTACCCCACAAATCGCCGCGCCGCAGGAAACGGGAGTACCGGCACCGCCGGTTGAAACGGGGCCTCCTCCAAACCAAGAACTCCCCGAGCAAGTGGCACAGAATCAGCCGATCGCGGAAACGAAACCACCAGAAACCACAACTCCCCCACAAGATCTAGGGAAAGGATGGACTACACCAGTTCCAGAGGTTAGCCCTTCGAGCCCTGCTCCGGAAGCTGAGGCCGCACGTGTGTCGGGAGCGCAGGAGCCGAAACTTATCACTGCGCGGCCATCTCTCGGCACGACAGGAAGGGATATTTACCAGGGCTGGAAAGCTCTTACAGAGACCACTAGCCCGCCACGAGCCACCATCGAGGGATACGTTCCAGGTACAGGGCGCTTTGATTTTCGCAACGGCAAGATAGTCAGGCTGCAAACGGAAAGCACTAGGCGCGGCAACGTGAGCACTTATCGAGATGCGACTCCTGCGGAAATCGGAGAAATCCACGATGCTATCGACCGCGGCCAGTTCCAGGTAGAACAGCGCACGATCAGGGGCGCTCTTGGGGTCCGGCAATTCAGTGACGCTGGAGCCCTTGAAAAGGTGTTTCACCAAGCAACAGGCCGCCCGCTTCCAGAATTCCTTGGTACCAAAGAAGGGCAAGATTGGGCGCGGCGCACGCACTATCGGGAAGAGCCCCCTGTCCAGTCCCCCGCTCCAGAAACCATCACAAAACCCGAAGATTCGCTCAACACAGCCTTACGAAACCGGGCAAAAGTAGTTGCCGAGTCTCAGCGTCAAGAGCAGTCTCCCGAACCCGGGCCCGTCATCTTTGGTAAGCCGGGGACCTACTCCGGTACGATCCGCATTGAAGCGCGTTCAGGTGATCCGATCTACGGTGATCGCGTGTATCTAGAGAAAAGGAAGGGATCAAAAGAGTGGAGCGTGAGAGCGAGGGACTATGAAACGCTTCCCGGTGAGAAGTTCCCGGCGCACTTGGAACAGACAATTGCATCAGGCCTGACACTGAAGCAGGCAAAAGCCCTCTCTCAGCAGCGATTGCAGTCTGGTGAGACGTTTGACAGGACCCGACCCGCGTATCACCCAAACGGCAAGGCCGTAACGCTTCCGCCTCGGCAGCAGGCAGCGGGTAGCCCTCCGAGCCACTCCCTAGCTCCTGTGGAAGCGAAGCCCTCCCGCCGCCCCACCCAGCGCGGCAGTTTCAGCCGCAAGCCCAACAAGCCCCCCCAGCAGGGCACCATCGAAGAGCTGAGCGCCGCCATTGGCGAGCACGGCGCCCCGGAAAGGCCCTCCTCCGAGAAGGTAACAACCGTAGGCGATGCCCGCGAGCGCGTCAAGGAGGCCGTAGACAAGTTCAAGGGCAGCATGAAGGCCTTAGGCAAGGCCTACACGAATCCCCGCAGCTCGATCCTGCTCCCTGCCAGCGGCAAGGATGTGAGCGACTACGAGCGCGCCTTGGGCCACTGGTCCGGAGCCGATAACCGCGCCGCCTTCCTGCTATATCGCTTCCGGAAAGCCGCAGAAGAAGCCGTGCCCTCACCAGCCGTGCGCGAGGCAATGACCAACTGGATCCAGGCGGGCGGCGATGACAAGCTGCTCGCCCAGCGCGCGGCAGACTCGCGGCGCGGCCTGAAGACCCACCGCTACGCCAAGGGCTACGAGGACGCCCAGCATCTCACCCAGGAAGAGAAGCACGTGGCCAAGGACATCATCGGCTACAACGACCGCGTATTGCGCCAGATGCAGGAAGCCGGGATCTTGTCAGAAGGCGTCGTAAATTACGTGACGCAGTTGTACGAGAAAGAGCCCGTGATCCTCAACAAGGTGATGGCGCAGGCCAACCTAGATGGGCTGATGACGCGACCGTACTTCGTGAACAAGCGGACGTTTGAGAGCTACTTCGACGCCGAGCAGGCCGGGTTCAAGCCGCGCAACAAGGATGTCTTCTACCTGGCTGCAGCGCATGACCGGGCTTTGCAGGAGGCGCTGGCGGCGCGTGAGTTCGTCAAACGGCTGAAGGATGGAGAAGCCTCCGACGGTCGGCCGCTGGCGATTACCTCATGGGCCACCGCGCGGGAAGTTCCCGCCGAGAATGAACCCGGCAAGGCGCTCATGATCTCGCCCAACACGAGCAAGGAAGGCGAATTCGCGGATTACCTGCCGCTCGATCATCCCGCTTTGCGCGGCTGGCGCTGGGCCGCGGAAGACTCCAAAGGCCAGTCTATTGTGGTCAAGGGCGATGTACTGGTGCATCCCGAGATTCACCGGCACTTGAAAAACAACCTCAGCAAGGGCGGTATCTCCAATTTCTCATTTGAGGCTGGCGGCCAGGTCTGGAAGCCCGGCGAGCGCGCGCTGCGCATCAACGCCGGACTGAAGCACGCCATCTTCATGCTGAGCCGGTTCCACGAGACGACCCTAGAGTCGCATGCGCTAGAGCACCGCACGAACCCCTGGAACCTAGTCGACCTGGACATGCAAGACCCCAACCAACGCGCGCTGATAAACGGCGGCTTGATGGTGGCGCACTACGAAGGCATGGACGCCTTCTCCGAAGGACTCACCGGTCCGAACCTCCGCAATGTACCAGGCATCGGGCCTTTCCTGCACGGCTACGTGGACCATCTCTTCAAGGAAAAGATACCTGCCTTGGCGATGAACGTGGGACTGCACGCGCTCGAGCGCAACCGGGCCCGCTACGCTGGCCAGTTCACCGACGCGAAGATTGCGCAGATCACCGCCAAGCAAATGAATGCGGCCTTTGGCACCATCAACTACCGGCTGCTGGGCCGCAACCGGACGCTACAAGAAACGCTGCGCCTGCTCTTCATGGCACCGCAATTCCTCGAGGGGCGCGCCAAGTTCGTGGCTCAGGCTTTCCGGCCGCAAGGGCGGGAGCAGCTCTGGGCGTACCTGCTGGGCGCGGCCGGATTTCTGACGCTGGCTCAGGTTGCTAACATCCTCGTCAACGGAAAGCCTGACTGGGAAGATCCGTTTGCGGCTAAGATCTTCGGCAAGATCATTTCGATGCGCTCGGTCCAAGAGGACACTTGGCAGGCGCTGACCGAGACGGGCCGCTTCCTCCACAACCGCCTGGGACCGCCGGCCAGTTTCCTACACGATTACATCGGAAGCAAAAACATCTTCGGCGGGAAACAGACCTTGGGGCAAGGGGCACTCGAGGCCGCACGGCGCAACGTGCCGATCCCAGTGCAACCCTGGACCCGCACCAGCAAAGCTACGGTCGAGGAACGTATTGCGGAGACCATCCTGCGGGCCATCGGCATTAACATCCGCAACCCGCGGGTGAAGGCGGCGCCGGCCGGCCGACCGCCCGCCCGCGATCCGGCCGCTGCGATGCGGCGCCGCCAAAAGCAGTTGACCCGACCGCCCCGCTAGGGCGGGTTACTCCCGCCGATGATCCATTCCCAGACCTGGCTGATCCATTCCCACATTTGGAACCGCCTCCTTACCCGCCAGCGCCGCGAGTGGACCCGATCAGGCTTCGCGCCCAAGTCCGGATACCCTCCGCCTCCGTGCCGGTGAAGTCCAAATAGCTGGGTAGGCCGCCCCCTACTACAGAAGGCGGCTGAATGTACACCCGCACTCCCATTCCGGCGCCGATCGGCTGTTGCAAGCTGATCGGTCCGATGAGCTGCTCCGGGATCGCGTACGACCCTAGCTGCACAAAGATTGGCATAGCCAAGTGATTCTCCTTTGGAATCAGCGTATCATCTCATCAGCCATATGAGAGCCGCTATTTACGCCCGCGTTTCGACAAAAGATAAAGGACAGGAGACCGAGAACCAACTCGTCCAGCAGCGCGCCTACGCCAAGGCCTTGGGCTGGGAAGTCCGAGAGTTCATCGACCATGATCACGGAGACCGCAGCGACCGCGAACAGTTCCAGGCCATCTTTACGGCCGCCTCAAGGCGTGAAATCGATGTAGTGCTCGTCTGGGCGCTCGACCGATTCACCCGCGAAGGTGTCGCCGAAACCTTCATCCACATCAAGAAGCTCCTGGACTACGGCGTGCAGTTCGAAAGCTTGACCGAGCCGCACTTCCGCACCACCGGGCCCGCCGGCGAGCTCATGATCGCCATCGCCGCCTGGATTGCCAAGCAGGAGCGTATCCGCATCTCGGAGCGCACCAAGGCCGGCCTGGCGATCGCGCGAGCCAAAGGTCACATTCCCGGCCGGCGCCCCAAGGTCTTCGACCGCGACCGCGCCCGCAGCTTGCGCAACCAGACGCCGCCGGTTAGCTGGCGCGCGATCGCCCGCGAGCTCGGTGTGGCCGAATCCTCCATCCGGGCCGTGCTCAACCGCAGCACCGTGCCCGGCTAAACCCTAGCCTTCGCTTTTCCTTCAAGAATCTTTGCATCTACGCTGTTTTTGTCTTTACATCGCACGCTGTTTGTGTCACACTACAAGTAGAGAGAGCCGCTACCAGCGGCAGGAGAAAAAAATGAAAAACACGAGCAAACAAGTAACGATCTCTGTGCGAACAGTGGGCCAATCGTTCGGCTGCGAAGGAATCCTGAGATGCGGTTCGCGTGTGATTTGGACGAGCCGAGTGTACCCCTTCGGCTTCCGCGCCAATGCGTACACGGCGGCAGAGGATAAAGCAAAAGCTGAAGGATGGGCGGTCAGATAACGCCACGTTCCGCTACCAGCGGCAGGAGAAAAAAGATGAAAATCCAATACACCAACGGACAAGCGGCGCAAGAAGTGGACGACTATGGTGCCGCGGTCGACCTTATCGAGGCATCTTATCCCGACGCGATCTTTACGCGACGCGATGGTTGGGACGGCGAGCCGGACGAATCCACCAGCGTCCTTGTATGGCGAAATGAGGCCGAGGCGGGCCCTAATGGTCATGGTGACGATGGATCGCGAGCAATCGCGGAGATCAGTTTGTAAATGCCACGCTCCCTCACTTCCGCCCAGGCCCGCAACCTCGCCAAGTTGCGCAAAACCTACGGGGCTGGCACCGGCCGGCCCCGATCCGGAAAGCCCCGCTGCCAGTGCGGCGCTATGACCGCCAAGCGCGCCAAAGCCCGCTTCCATCACTGCTAGAGCTCCGCGTCCACCCCAAGCAGATAGTACGGGCGCCCTTCCGCGATTCCGGCTGCAACCGCCCCTTCAGCTTTGGCCTTGTCGCTGAATACTTTGACCGGCCGCCGTGCGTACCCCTTCCTATTCCCCTTTACCGCCCCAGTCCCCTTCACCATCACAACCCACACCGTCACCGCCCCACCGCTAATGGCCAGCCTATCCATCACCGCCTTCCTGTGTTCGCGCGTTTCACTGCACACCTCCTGAAATTCTCGCGCGAATTCCGGATCCTTTTTTTTCCACCGCGAAGGTACCCCCTGCGTGATTCCGGCTGCCCGAGCGGCGCCTTTAATGTTTCCGGTAATCCGAAAGGCGGCCAGGAAACAATCTTTGTTGAAACGGTTGTAAGGCATCGGTTCTTTTTTCTTCTGCTGCAAAAGAAGCAAAAAACTCTGGACCCCCCTCCGGACGTGCCGTGTACTCGTGTGGCGTGGTTTTTCGCCGTTTTTCGCGGGATTTCCGCGCCCGCCGCGCATCCTCTTTATGTCGTTGACGGCGCGTGGGTTAGACCGCCCTGCGTACTACCGCTCGATAGTGCTCAGTAAAACGCTGAAACGTCAGGGCTTATTTGCAACGCGGAATCCAGCGTTTTCGGGATACGTTTGCTGCGCACCCTGTTTTAGCCGGTTTTCGCCCGTTTCGTCTTCTTTCCCTTCCACCGCGCCTTGCCGCCCATCGATTGAATCCTCTTCTTTTCGGCCGCACTCATCCGAGCTAGTCCCTTCGGCACTCTCTTGCTCCCGCCTTCTCGGCCCATCTGCGCCGCGGCTTGGCTCAATCCCTTCTTCGTCATGTCCCATAGCCTATCAAAAATCGCTTGCTGCTGTCGATTTCCCTATTGACAGAGTAACCGCTTATTGCTAAAATGTCAATAGAGATGGAGCAAGGAACGTCCTGGAGACAGGGGCCGGTACGTTAACCCGGCAACGATTCCAAGCGAGGCTCTTATGAACATCTACGAACGAAGTGCCCACCGCCCTTTGACCGATTCCGAATTTATCGCCCGTGATCACGAGCACGCCATGCGCACCGCCCGGATGCGCCGGGAAGCCGACCTGCGCACTGAATACGGCGAGGAGCCCGGCTGCACCATGACCAGGAAAGAAATTCTGCAAGGAATTGACGCAATGCAGCGAGTCCAGATGAACAATCCACCCTCCTCTGAGAAGTGGCAGCGCGCATCGGAGGCCCTACGTAAACTAGCTGGACTCCTGAACCGCACAACCATTACCCCTGAAATGTGGGATGCGGGGGTTACGGAGGCGCAATCATGAGCCACTGGCGGCTGGCGCTGTGGCAGTTGGGGAAGCTATTGAAACTGATGTTTTTGGAGAGGAGGAAGTAATGGACCGTAGACCTTTAAATCCGAGCGGTGCTAGCGAGTTGGACTGGGCATGGCTGGCCGGGATTTGGGAGGGCGAGGGAACCGCAGGCTTGTGGGGACAGAAGGATATCAGAGGGCTGGTACCTGACCGCCTGTACCTACGAGTTACCATCGCTCAGCGAGAAACGACAATGCTGTCAGAGGTTCACCGAATTGCTGGGGTGGGAACTATCCACAAAATTACGAGTGCCAGCCGCAAAGGAAGCGTCCTTTTCATTTGGCAGTGCGCGTGTACACAAGCCAGGACGTTCTTAACTCAACTGCTACTTTACGTCAGAAGCCACCACAAAAGACAACAGATCCTAGTGACGCTTGCCAGCGATGTCAACATTCGCAGGGCCGGGAAAGCTCGAAGCCGAGAAGCCAACAGGCTCTCCAATATCCGCCGTTTCGGCCCAGATGGCCATTGCCCGTGCGGCGTCTGCACGAACTGTAAACGACGTATACGTGAAGCAAAACAGAAACAGAGGTCAATCGCATGAACCAACCAACTTACGACTACGGCAACAATCCCGAAGCCGCGCCAATCAACGGTACAGCGCACGGAGTTGGGGAGAGGGAGATTGTTGATTTCGTTCCCAACGTCCCGACGCCAATGAACCAGAAGTACGCCAAACCTAAGCAGATCCAGACGAGGCGCGGAATTCGGTACCTCATCACGACCATGAACAACCGAGTGGCTTTCGTGGACGCCGACGTGGCGCAGAAGATCGAGGAACTCCTGGTGAAGCCCGGCGAGGACTTCTGGATCTGCTACCGGCACAACGGCAAACGAGCGGATAAGGGCGAGTGGCAGGTTTGGCTGGACCCCGCTGTGGAACGCAAGCGGGCGGACGCCGAAATGCCGCAGCTCGAGCGCCAGCTCCGGGCCAGCCTGGATCAGATGCAGAGGGGGCAGCAGGAGATACGCCGCGGCGCCGCAACAGGGGACGTGGTTCCTGTCACGGCGCCCACAGCGCCCGGTCTAGAGGAAATGGCCTCCATCGTCCAACAGAGGCCGCCCGACACCCGCAATCATACTCTCATCACCGATGGAAGGCCAGGAACGAAGCTGGAGGCCGCCCTCAAAACCGTGGTCTATGCTTGCAAATCGGCTAACGACTACGCGAAAGAGATTGGATATCCCATGCCGGCGTTTAATGGAGATGAACTGGTAAGAATGGTCAACACACTTTTGATCAACGATACACAGAGGAATGGACATGCCTGAGAAACCGGAATCGAAACCGAGATGGACGCCAGGGCCGTGGAGACTTGGCCCAATCAATTACGCCGACGTGTACGGGCCAAATGGTGAGATTGTCGCCTTGATGCCCAAAGGATACCCCACAACCGTGGCCGACGCCCAACTGATCGCCGCCGCTCCGGATCTGTACGCCGCACTGGCAATCATTTTGGATTGCGTCGATTACACCTCCGACAGTTGCCGGCCGAACGAGTGCGTGGCTGCTGTGTTGCCGCTGGACGTCATAAGGCTATGCCGCCTGGCTTTGGCGAGGCCTGTCCGATGATCTCTAACGACGCTCTCGGCCGCTATCTCCACCTACTGATCTGGGAAGAGAAGCCGATGCCGCGCCGCCGGCAGTCCCGAAAGTCCCTGTTCCGCACCACCCCGCCTCGAAGCTGGAAGTATAAAGCCTGGATCCGCACGCTGCCCTCGGCGGTCTCGGGTCTGTACGGCTGCGAGGCCTGCCACACCGGCGGCCACGGGCTCTCGGAGAAATCGAGCGACTTCCAGTGCGTGCCGCTGCTACCGGCGGAGCACCGGGAGCTCGGCGCGGGCGTGCAGGCCTTCCAGGCGCGGTATGGCGTGGATCTGCAGGCCCTGGTGAGACGGCTCAACAGCATCTGGTTTCAATCGTGGAAGATCGAAGGAGGACAATTCCTGTGAATTGGGAAGCCGAAGTGCGTTGGAACCTGGCCAAGAGAGCCGATGACGAACTGGGGAACCCTTACGCCGAGGCCCGGATGTGGCGCCGGCTATGCTGGTTGCTGATCTTCTTCGATGTGATCTTAGGCGGGGTCTACTGGGCGAGCCGGTAGATACTCCATTACCTGGCGGCCGATGAATTCGGAGTAAGCCGGGGGAATAGCTTCCCGTGTTTCGTGGCGACTCATCCAGGGGACTCCCATTTCGTTGCGCCACAATTTCTCGGGATCTTGCCGCCCGAACTCCGCGTAGATCCGCTTGCGACTTTCGGACCGATGCGGATTCAAGACCGGCTCGGCGGCGAAACAATCTGGCACCAGCGCGAAAACGAAAGGCGATTCAAAAAGCCGGTGCCGGTGGACCCGCATGCCAAAATGTGTCCCGCAGAGGATCAGCGGCTCACGAAGCGGCGCTCCGAGCACGTTCTCGATACACCACGCCGCACCTGAACACTCCAAGCGTTCGCGCATGGCGTCGATAAGCATCGGCTGAGGAGTCGCCAGATGCCGCATTGCTGAGGAGTAGGACTGACACGGCGGGCTTGCCCAGATGAAATCAAACCCTTCTAGCGGAAACGTGAGTGCATCGGCCTGGTGGAACTCGTCTCCGATGTAACGGGGCTGAGGCTTGATGTCCACGCCTGTCACGTGGAAGCCTGCCATCTGAAGGCCTTTGGTGGCTCCGCCAGCTCCGCAAAAGAGATCCAGGGCGCGAGGATTCATGACGCTTTCCCCTTCCACGCCGCACTCCACTGCGGCTGAGTCAGTAGAGGCACGCTGCGCCACTCGAGCCATCCTTCGATAGTTCCCAGCACCATCGCTTCTTGTTCGTCTGGGGAAAGCTCCGGCCTCACAATTGAGATTGCGTGGAGCAGGAACCCCATGGCGTCTTCTATCGATTCGTCGGTTAAATGGTCAAACTGATGGCTCATTTCCTACTCCCCAAGGGTTCAACATTAGGGCAACCACCCAATCGTTTCTCCACATAAATTTTAGCGAGCAACTTGGAGACAAAGCTTCCCCACACGCTGTGTTCCGGACTTTCCGCATACCAGACACCCGGCTCCATCGTGGGGAACGCTTCTGATACCAAAGCGAGAATTTTCCCGTTTTCGTCAATGCAAGCCTCTGCTCTGTGGTAGGAATCTGGCAACTCAAACCAGCGCTTGGTATTTTGGGCCACAACCAGCCGCGGTGTCCTATCAGGCTGATAAGCCACAAGGTTTGGTTTTGCGGGTAATCTCGGCGGGGAACTCCAAAGTTTTAATACCGGCCACACTGCGGCGCACATGTCATCCAGGTCGGCATCGTATAGCAGGTCGATGTCGCCACCAGTAATCCGGCACCCATCAGGGTGATAGATCGGTGCATAGAGACGTACGGCTTGAAGGGTTGGTACGTGGTGCATTTGATTTAACCTGAGCCCAAGCCACACAGGAGCGGCAAGAAAAAAACCGATAGTCAACCACTTTGCGATCCGTTGGTTAAACATTTAAGGCTTTCCTCCCTGTGAATCTGACGTGATGCCTGAAGGCGGAGGGGGACTGGAGCGCGCGGGAATGATACCCAGGGCCCGCAGTCGCATAGTGATCGCTGTCGCTGTCACATGATCGTAGTTGCTTGGCACATCGTCTGCGAGTTCCCCTCCGCACGTGAAGCATACGAACCGGCCCGCATATCGGGTGACAAATGCGATGTCATCCTGCGAAGGGTTGTCGTAGAACACTGTGGTTACGACGGCCACGTTATTTGAATGATCCGCGCACCGGCACATCTTCCACGTAACCGATTGGGAATCCCGCGTTGCGGTCCCTGCTTCCTCTCCAGGATTCACGTTCTGGTTCATAGGCTCAACTCCTTAGAAGGGGCCCACTCCAGCAGAAGTGGACCCCCTTATTGGCGTGTCTACCAATTCGATGATGCTACGGGCATGCCGGACCCATGCCCTGGTCTGCTACAGCCACGCCTGTAGCCGCGATCTCGAGATCCCTCAATCTACGCCGAATTTAATGTGCGCGCGCACGATCGCGCACAGGGCCCTGTGCTCTGAGGGCCTGTCGGTGGTGTGGGCGGCGCCGGCGGCGGCGACGTAGGCGGCGGCGGCGGAGGAGGCGGCGGCGGCGACGGCGAAGTCGGCGGCGGAGGCGGAGTAGGCCGCGGCGGAGGCGGCGGCGTAGGCGTAGGCTGAGGCGTAGGCGGCGGCGGAGGCGGCGTAGGCTGCAGCGGAGGCTACGGCAGCGGAGGCGAAGTCGTAGTCGGAGGCGGCAGACGCTGCGGCGTAGGCGGCGGATGAGGCAGCGTAGGAGGCGGCGGAGGCGGCGCAGGCGGAGGCCTTGACCTCCTCTAGTACTGCCTCTCCGCGCGTCCACCTCTCTGCTGTCTCAATCGCTTGCAGCGGGCCCCGGTCACCAGCGGGTACAAAGCGCAAGGCGCGACGGGCGCACTGGCAGGCGCACCACACCAGTTTCCCGCGGTCCACCTTTGCTTTGGCTGCCCACCAGAGGAGCCAGTCGGCGCGCTCGCATTGCTCCCACGCTTCAGCAGCAGTGCGGGACTCTAGCCATTTCATGGCTGCGGCGCATGCGGATTTGCCTTCGAGCCAAGCGCGGAATTCGGTATTCGTTTGTGGAGATAAACTCATATCGCCCAGATCCCGCTTTCATCGATAAAGTTTGGATCGTAGGGCTTCTGCCTGGCGGCTTCTTTGGCCACGTGGTAGCAGACCGCCGAGTGGTGGATGTTCAAATGGCGGCCGATCTCCTCCACGGTCAGCCCCATTTGCCGCAGGTCCCAGCAGGCCTGGCGCCGCGCCATCACGCAGGCGTGCCGATGGCTTCCCGCTAGAACCTGGCCCAAGGTCACCCCGTAGCGCGCCGCGGATTGAGCGACGATCTCTAGGATTTTCACGCGGGGCTGACGGACGGTACGGAGCCTCATAAGCGGCCTCCTCGGTACCGGCTCCGTTCGTTAGTCGTCGTCGGAATCACAGGCATAAACCTCTTCCTCCTTTTCGACCGAGAATTTGTACTCGTCGTCTTCAATGGGCCCTCGCTCCAAAAACGGGTCCCCTTCTTCTCTGGTCAATCCCGTATGCGAGTGCAGTAAAGCGTAGAAAGTCTGCTGGCCCGCCAGAGAAATGGTGGAGAGCTGTTCTTGGGTGTCTTTGCGTAAGATCCGATAGCGCATCATGGGTTTCCTCCTTAGTCTGGCTTTGGCGGGTCATCAATCCCGAGCCGTTCGAGTTGTTCGCGTTTTCGCTGTTGCTCTTGTTCCCATAAATGTTGGCCGTCCCGTAATATTCGGTCAACATCAAACTGTGTAAGCGGTTTCCTTTCTAGGCGTGGTTTTGTTTCGGTCGCTGCAATCCGCCGCTCTACGTCTTCGCGCTCCGCCTCTTCCTTCAGGGCGAGTTGATGCCCCTTAACACCGCCATACTCGCAGTAGTCATAACGCGGATCGCAGAGAACGCATGGGCGCGCTAGTTTTCCTTGCTCTATCAATTCAGCACGGCCCAACGGAGCAATTTCTTTTTGAGGCGGCGCGTATTTGCACTGGAACAAAGAGCGCAGTTGCTGCGTCCCTCCGCGATCAGGCCAGCCGTTCTCCCACGTCTCGCGCGCCTCTTCGACCAAGCCCGCGGCCTGCCTCTCAGGAGACCAGACCACCCCATTGATGACAGCTCCTTTGCACCAACGGATCAGATCCATAGCTGTGGCTTCAATTGCCGCCTGTTGGTAAGGGTGGCCTATCGACACAAGCGAACCGGCCAAATTGAGAGCCACCTCGTGCCGTAGTTCAGCCATTGCCGGCCTCCTTGGCGCGCTCCTCATAAAGTTCGCGGACTCGCTGTTCGAAATAACTCTCCTTTGCTGGGCCACGCGGCTTCCCCAGATAAGGCGGCGGGTCCGTCCCGTAGATCTTCAGCCAGTTCGAAGCCAGGGGCACCCAGCGGCCTTCGTCGTCCTCTAGCGACCGAATCCATCGTTCGGACTTCCGGTAAACGATCACTTGCTCCAGGACTCGGCATTGCTCCGCGTTGCTCAGGGCTTCAAAAGCAGGTTTGGTTTTGCCTTCATCGAACTTCTGGCTGGGGTATGCGGTTTTGAATTGTTGATAGAGAGAATCATCCTCCTCGTCCTCCGCTTTTGCCGGAAGGTGTTCGAGTTGTTGATCTTTTACTAAAGGCAGAGGAGGAGGAGGAGGAGGAGGAGGAGGAGGAGGAGGAGGAGGAGGAGGAGGTTCTTTCTCTTTAGTTCTTTCTGTTCTTTCTTCCTTATATATGCGTGGCTTTTTTGGCTGCGCGCGATTACCGTTTAAGCGGCGCGCGATTACCTCTTCGAGCTCTCGGTAAGCGCGCGCGAGCTCCGCGAGCTCCGCGAGCTCCTCGGGGTTATCGAGCGCGATTACCTCATAACTCGAAGCCTTTATTTTCCAACGTTTTATGAGTGGTTTTAGGGGATTCCAGGACTCTGGAAACCAGGAAGGTAGTAATCGCGCGCGATTACTACTTTTTTCCTTACCCTCTTGGGGGGTCGCCCACGAATATAACCGAAGTTGGTCCTTTCGTAAAGGCCCCCCCTCCAAAAATCTTCGTTCTGCTAGACCGTATCCTTCGAGTTCTGACAGGCCGCGGGCTACGTTCTGCTTCAGTAACCCCGTTTGCTTGGCGATGTCGCTCTGCGTCAGAGGTCGCAACTTGCCGCCTATCTTCGTCAGGGCCATCTCCTGCTGGAACCCCATCGTGGCCAGTTCCAGACAGGCGTAGACGCGGCGCGCCTCGTTCGACAGCGAATTGAGCATCATGCGCTCAGCGCGGTCTTTGGTATTGAAGTAATACCTGCCATCCTCAATCACAATCGGCTTCGAGTCCGCTCCTGTGATTCGGAATCCCTTGCTGGCGGCTTTGGGCGTCATTCAGTTGCCCCTTTCCTCGCGTAGGCATAATGCGCCTCGGAAGTGTCTCGTCCAAAGAACATGTGCTCGAAGAATTCCGCACCCGCCTCTTCCATCGAATCGCCAACTGCGATGTAGTTTTTGCAGAAGTTGCAGCGCATAACCCAAACCAACTGGCCATCCTGAGCGCCAGCGAATATTGACGCAAGTGGTGTTTTTGGGACAGATAGAGGCTTTCCGTTGCCCGTCCGGTAGGCCTCGTTGTCGAAGTGAACGCCGCTCCCCATATTCAATTCCTCCCTATCACGGCGGTGCAGCTTCCCCGCCCGAACACCTCGCCGCCGGCATGCAGCCCGTGGCAGTCCAGCACCACAGTGATGAGGTGCGGGAAAGCCTTCAGGTCGATCACCGTGACGCGCGTTGCAAATAGTTCTGCCAGGGCCTGGTTCACCAACTCCCGGGCGTATACCTGGATGGCAGCATCCATCCTTCTCGTCTCCCTCTGTAACTCACGCATAAAACCCCCCTTAATTTGGGTACTCGGTCAAAAAGTGGATTGCACTACAGGTGGGAATATGGCAGGCTAAAAGCAGCCGTAACCCTCTCCAGTAGCGCGCCAGCTCATCGCTGCATCATTCCGCCAAAGAACCTGCAGCAGTGAGAAAAAAACGCAAGCTGGGAGGGCCTCTCTCGCGGCTATCTGGTTGGGCGGCATTCGCTCGGAGGCGGTACAATCCGAGTTTGTCACTCCTCGGAAATCCCTGATCCTGGTACCTATCCCCCCATAAAATCTTTCGATACTTGACGCACCGCGCGCTAAGGTAGGACCGGGCCACGGCGATGCTGATGACATTACCGCAGCCCTGACCATTAGCCAGAAAGGATCTCGGGCCATGGCTGCTATAGAGTCTACTCTCGTCCTGCAACTCGCGCGTGATAAGTTCACTGCCGCTCTGGTCGCTCCGAATACCGAACGCGGCTATCGCTACGACTGGCAGGCCTTCGAACGGTGGTGTGAAACCGTAAACCGAAGCGCGCTTCCCTGCTCCGCCGAAACTCTGGGGCAGTATGTGGCGCACCGCCTGGAGGAAGGACGCAAAACTTCGACCGTCGCGCGCAATGTAGGAGCCATCGTCAACGCTCATCGCTCGCGGAAGTTCAAACCACCAGCCACAGACGAAGCTCGCAGCCTGTTGCGTGGAGCGCGCCGCCTGCGAGCGGAACACCTCCGCACAGTGCGGCCGTTGTCGCTTGCCGATCTGCGCGCCATAGTAGCACCACCAGACGGAGCCTCCGATCTCCGGGCCGTCCGTGATCGCACTATCGTGCTGATCGGCTTCGCTTCGAGCCTGCGCACTGCGAATCTCAGCTCGCTGCAATTGAACGACGTCGAATTCTCGGACCAGGGGGCCACCCTCCGCATTGGCCGCGAGAAACAAGACCAAGAAGGCAAGGGCCGCTTGATTGGCTTGCCCTATGGGAAACATCCGGAGACGTGCCCGGTGGGCGCCCTGCGCTCTTGGATTGCGCAGCGCGGGCAATTTCCCGGGCCGTTGTTCATCCGGCTTTGCAACAATCAGCCAATCGAAAAGCCGATGCAGCCGGAGAGAATCGGCCAGATCGTGCAGCAGTGCGTGGCGCGGATTGGTTTGAACTGGCGGGAATACGGGGGGCACAGCCTGCGCGCTGGCTTTGTCACTGCGGCGGGCGAGGCAGGCATCGGTGAGTTGCTGATCGCGGCGCAGACCGGACACCATGACATGGCGACCTTGCGGCGGTACTTTCGCAGAACGGACGTCTTCCGGGCGAACGCCTGCGGACTCTTGGATCTTTAGAACGGTTCGGGGTGTAGAAGGTTCCAACACAAAGCCCACCGAAACAAGCTTGAGGAGCCTCCACGTTTCGGCGATGGAAGCTCCACCAAAGCTGAGCTACTACTCGGTAAGGCTGGCCGGCCTCACCGAGCAAGAAGATCATGGCACAACCCGCGCCAGAATTTCAAGAGGTCCGGTACAAATCATGTGTCAATTACCGTACGCTCTTTTAGCGATAATCGCAATGGGCCTAGGCCGCTTCTTCGCGCAATGCCGTACAGAAGGGACTCTCGCAAGGGCAATTCATGGGATGGAGTCCTGGTAAGCAGCCGATCCTCTGCAAACTCATCGGATGCTGGAGAATCCAGCAGCTCACCTCGCCCCGATTCGCCACCTGCAGCAATTGGCACATTGCCGTGACGGCGGCCGAGACGGTTCCCTTCTCCAGCCCGAACGCCCAAGCGATCTGTTTATCGGTCTCGCCGCGGCATAACAGCCGGGCGACAGTGACCTGGCGGGCGGTTAACAACACGTTCGGGAGTGCCGTCATCCGGCTCCCCATAAAGCATCTCCGCCCTGGTGCAGGGGCCCCAAATGCGAGTCCGGTGAACGGGCTCCATAGTACATTAACCCTATCAGAATTACGGGTATGAATCTATTGAGCAAAGTTGCACACTAGGGCCAGCGATGTCATCTCCCCAAGTAGCGGCCCCCACGCGGGCCGCGAAAATCGATGAATTTGGTGAGCTCGACCGGCAACTTTCCCTCCTCGAACCCCGTTATAAAGTCCTCGCCGCCGAGATCCGCTCCTGGTCTACCGATCAGCCGGCGGCCGAGGCGGTATCCTTCACCGGCAAATCGTACACCGTCCAGCTCACCGCGTGCGCGAAAAAGCGCTCCATCTTCGACACTTTCAAGGCCTTACAGTTCCTCAAGCGCGCCGTCAAAGAGGCGGGCGAAGAGCTGCACCAGGTAGTCACGATACCTTTCGGCGTCCTGGACAAATACGTCCCCGAAGCCCTGCACGCTCAATGTGTTAGCGAGGAGCGCACGGGCGCGCGCCTGATCACTGCGGTCCCTTTGGCTCCCCCAGCCAAGAAGCCCGCATAGCTCGGCAGGGCGAGGATAATTTCCCTGGAGGCATTTACGCCAAAAGTTCATCGGGTCTTAGTGTGTGTGTGCGAGAACGGGATCACGCATGCCGTCGATATCGTGGACCAGGCCCGGGCCCAGCGGCTCTCCCTGGCGCCCAATGTCCGCATCGTCCGGCGACGGAAAGACAAGCGGATCATGGAAGTCCACATCCTGAGCTTCGGAGACGACTCGAAGCAGGCCGGCAAGCGCGGAAATCCGCTCAGCTATTCCAATTTCGTAAGGCAGGAAACCGAGTACGAGCCAACCGGCATGTGGGCCTTGAAGCATCTGGCGAATGAGACGGCACCGTTATTCGATGAAGTGGTAAGGAGTTGTATCCCAGCATGAACTATAAATGGCAAGCCTTCCTGGCGGCGCTTCAGATCGTAGCTGTCGCCAACACCAACCCGCAGAAAGCCGCTGCAATCGTCTCGCTGGCGATCGAGAACACGGATGCCATCGGCTGGAGCGTGCGCGGGTACGCCAAGCCAGCCAGCGACATGGCCCTGGATTTCGTGAACTTCCAACTGGGCCGCACTCCGGCACCAGAGTGGTGGGCACATTCCGCTACGCAGCCCGAAGGGTAATCGTTGAACACTCCCGCTCTCCTCGTTGCGGCTGTTGTGGCGGCCCTCGCCTTCGTCTCCGTGCCCTTGCTGACTTCCCAGCCCTCATCGGGCGAGCGGTTAGCTATCGTGCAAAACCGCCAGAAGATCAACGAGGATCGCATCCTGGATCTGGAGCACCGCATCACGTTCATGGAGCAGGCGCAGAAGCCTCAGGATATCGCCATGGCCACCTTAGCAGTGCGAATCGAAGATTTGAGCAAGGTCAACGGCTGGATCGTATACCTGTTGAGCGGCATGTTTGCCCTCGTAATCGGCAAAGGCGGTTGGGACGTCATCAACGCCAATCGGATCGGCGTCAGAGCGGACCGATTACAGGCAGCGGTGGACAAACAAGCCAAATAGGATGGTTCGAAAACCAGTGGGCGTCTCATGTTCGAAGAAGTCCTGTGCCCCAAGTTGTATCCGCCGTTGCGGATTCCTCACGCGGTCTACATCGGTGAGGCGTCCATAGCCGACGTGCTGTTTGAGCAGTTGGAATTCCTGACGTCCCATCGAGCGGCCCACCGGGATGTCGAGTGCTCTCCCGCTTGTGAGGATTGCTTGCGCCTGCAGATGGTTCGGAACTGGTTACTTCTGCCCTTCCGTGAATCCACGCATTAGCCGGCCGGCGTGTTGGCGGCGATGGCGGCGGCCAGGTCGTCATCGCTGGCTTTGACTGCGGTGTTCAGATCGTTGAGCGACTTTAACTGAGCGGGCGTCGCCCCGGCGGCCTGGGCTGCCGCGATCGCTGCCGCCAGTTGGGCGGAAAAGCCGTTGATCATGGTAACGGCCGAGCCGGTCACGGTGGTGTTGGCCGTAACCTGGGCGGTCAAGGCGGTTATGGAATCGTCCATCTGTGACATTTCTAAAGTCTCCTTGTTGAGAAGCGATTCGATCCGGTCGAGTTGAGCCTGCCTCCCGGGTGGTTCGTCGGTCACGAGGATCACGCCGTCAGGCTGGATGGTCAACTGCATTTCCAGGCTTCATTCTACGCGCTTTGAAAGGTGAAAATATGTTCCCTGCGATACTGCTTGAAGTTCTGCTGGTGCTCCTGGTAGTGGGCGTGATTCTCTGGGGATTGTCGCAATTCCCGATCGACGCCACAATCGCGCGCCTGATCCGCGTCGTGGTGATCGTGCTGGTGGCGATCTGGCTGATCTACCTGCTCTTCGGCCTGCTGGGCGGCGCGGCTCCGCTGACGTATCGCCCGCTGAGATAGGAAAGGAAATTCATGAAATGGACACCCTCACCATAGCGCTCGGCGCCATCAAAGCCTACTTTGAATTTCTGTCCACCCCCGAGGGCCAGAAATTCGCCGCCGATGGGCGCACTCTGATTTGGGATCCGCTCGCGGCCCTAGTTCCGAAGCAGCCGCTGAAGTGAACCTCCAGCAAGCAGCCCGCTATCAAGGCGAGCTCCGGACCTGCTGCCGGTGCGGTATAGAATTCCTGTCCGACCGCAGCACGAAAAGAGTCTGCGGCACTTGCAAACGCCCCGCCGTGCGGCCGTACTGCCCGGTAGCCTCGCTACTCGGCAAGCCGCTCTCACCGCGCGAACGGCAGATCGGCAAACTGCTAGTCGAAGGCCTGCCCAACAAAGAAATCGCCTGGTGCCTCAAATTGAGCATAGGAACTATCAAGGTGTACTCGTCGGCGCTGTTCGGCAAGCTGGGATCGCGCAACCGCATGCACGCCGCTGTTATGTTGGCGACTACGGCGGCCGATCGGCTTCTCGTTTGAGACTCACGCCATGTTTGGAACCTCAGAGCCGACCCTCGACGCCGATGACGAACCAGAGGTATACGAAATCTTTTTCGCATGGGACGACTGCGGCCTTTCGGGCCTAAAACAAGAGCCTTCCTCGCGGCAATCCGCCAGGTTCCCTCAATCACCCGCGCGGCGAAGGCGGCCGGGATCAGCCGGGAGCTCCATCCCCACCGGCTGAAACAGCAGTACTCCGACGATCCGGAGAAAAGAGCCTACGCGCTGCGCTATAAGGCGGCCTTTGAAGAGGCCTGGGAAGTTGGCTGCAACTCGCTCGAATCGACGGCCATCGAGCGCTGCATGTTGGGCGTGGACGAGCCGGTGTTTTATCAAGGCGAAGAATGCGGATACGTGACCCGCTACTATCACACCGAATTTCTACTGCGCGGGGCCAAGCCCGAAAAGTACCGGGAACGCATCGAGCACAAAGTAGAGCCCGGCGAAGGGATGAAGAAATTTGCAGGGACCATGGAAGAGCTGCTGGGCGTGTACCGGGAATTGACGCAGGCGAGTGAATGACCGCAACCCTGTCGCCCGCCGAAGCCGCCGCGTTGATCCGGGGATTCTCGGATCACAGCAAATTCTGCGAGCACCTGACCATCCGGAACAAGGAAGGCGTTGCGGTTCCCTACCGGACCTCGCCCGCGGGTCTCAAGCTCAACCGCGCGATCCGGAAGCAGGAACAGGCCGGCCAGCCGGTGCGCATCGCCATGCTGAAGGCCTCCCAGGTCTTCGCCTCGAGCGCCGTCGCTACTGAGATTTTCCGCCGTGTCCCGTTTTTCCCGGGCCGCCGCGCCCTGGTGCTCGCGGACACGGACCAGCATGCAGGCCTCGTTTTCGAGTATTACCAGCAGTACATTCGCAGCTATGAAGACAACCCCTACGGCTCGGAGTTCGACTCGGCCGTCAAGCTCCCCGAGCTGGTGAAGGACACAGACCGGCATATCCGATGGGGCAACGATTCCTCGATCCTGGTAGGGACCGCGAACAATGTGGAAGTGGGCAGAAGCGCCCCGTACAACTGGGTGCAGCTCTCCGAAGCGGCCTTCTACCGGGACATGGGAACGCTCATGACCGGCCTGATGCAGCGCGTCCCGAATTCCCCCGATTCGGGCGTCATCGTAGAATCGACCGCCAACGGCATGGGGGGCGACTTTTACGACCTCTGCCAGCGCGCCATGAACCCGCGGCAGGCGAGCGGCTGGGCCTTCGTCTTCTTTGCGTATTGGGAGCATCCGGAATACCGGTTAACGCCGGAGCCCGGCTTCAAAATCACGGCGGAAGAGCTGGGGGAGTTGCAGAAGTACAACCTCCGCCTCGATCAAATCGCCTGGAGACGCCGGCAGATCGAGACGGCCTGTGAAGGCAAGATCGAACGCTTCCGGCAGGAGTTCCCCGGCAACGCGCAGGAGGCATTCCAGGCGTCCGGTCGGACTATCTTCGACCTGGCGGCCATCGCCCGCATGCCGGTAGTGGACGACGCCCCCAGGGGCAAACTCGAAGTGGTCGAAGTAGGAATCGAGAAGCGGGTACAGTTCGTTCAAGGACTCGACGGACGCGGAGAAGTTGTCATTTACAAGATGCCGCGCAAGGGAGGCCGCTACATAATCGGCGCGGACCATGCCGAGGGGATCGACCCCAACGCGAAGATGGGCTCTTCGGACCCCGATTATTCTTCCGCCACTGTGATAGACGCGGATACCGGCGAAGAGGTCGCGAAGCTCAAAGAGCGCTACGAGCCGCATCCGTGGGCCACGCGGCTCTACTGGCTTGGCAAGTTTTACAACTGGGCCTTCATTTGCCCGGAGCAGAAGGCGGTAGGGAAAGCGGTAATCGGGCATCTGCTTACCCTTCAGTATCCGCTGGAACTGATCTACTCAAAGCAGCGCGACCCGAGCGACCGCAGAAGCCCCATGCTCCAGGAACTCGGCTTCGACACCAACACCGTGTTTCGGCCGGTGCTGATCTCCGGACTAGACCAGGCGCTCCGCGAAAGCTCGATCCGCCTCCACGACCCGGAGACGATTGCGCAGTTGCGGCAATTCGTGCGGAAGCCGAACGGCCGGGAAGAGGGCATCAGCCACGATGACGATGTGTTCGGCTTGGCCCTGTGCGTCGAAGGCCTCCCGTACGCGCGCAAGGCATTCCTCTACCGGGAAGCGCAGGACAAGCAGACCAGCACCTGGAAACCGCAGCGGTACGGACAGCAAGCGAGAGATGACGATGACGACTGAACTAGTGAGCAGACCCTACCAGCCGGATCCGGCGCAGTGCTGCGAGGCTTGCGTATTCGGAATGGGGCACCACGCGAAATGGTGCGAACACGCCTGGTGTTTCTGCGGACGCGAACGGACGAAATTGCAGGGCGTGATGGACGGATCCACGGGACAGTTGCACTACGAGATGCGCTGTCCTGTCCATTTCTTCCTCTCCTATGAAGCGGCGCATGCCTAAATCCTTCCAGATCCAGCCGGACCCGCAGCAGTGCTGCGATGCCTGTGTCTTCAAGAGCGGGAAGCATGCCGACTGGTGCCCCGTTGCGGAAGCATGGCGGCAATACTACGCGCCCATCGAAGCAGCGGGAGGCATGTCTTATCAATACAACCCGCTCAACGGACTTCCAAAATAGTGCCTAAATCCTTCCAGATCCTTCTTTCCACCGCGGAACGGTCCAAGCTCGTAACCCGCATTGAGCAGGACGCGGGCAACTGCCTGGCGACGCATCGGCGCTGGGCCGACCGCTGCGCCGGCTGGATGCAGAAGTGGGAAGCGCGCGCGGATCCTCCGGCAAAGCCCGGCGAGGAATCGAATCCCAACCACGTCGTACCGCTGCTGCAGTGGCAGTGCTTCAACAAGCTGGCGCGGGATCTGCAGGCGCTGCTGGGCGAGGACGCGGAGATCACCGCGCGCCCCACGGGCCCGCAGGACCAGAAGAATGTGGCGAAGATCGGCCGCTACATGACCAGCCGCGTGTTCGACCAGATGGAGCTGATTAACCCTCTGTGCGAATTCGAGTTTCGCCGCATCCTGAACGGGTGGGCGGCGGCCTATCGTCCCTGGTGGCGCCGGGAGTACGACTCCATCATCGGCGGCAAGCGCCAGCGCGTGTGCGACTACGAAGGTCCCGGCTTCTTCCCGCTAGAGCCCGACCATTTGATGGTCCCTCCGGAGCGCGGCGTGCGCTCGATCCAGGAATTCAGCCACGTGATTCGCCGCGTGCGCGTCACGATAGACGATCTGGTGCGAGGCGATGGCACGCTCTACCAAGGAACCAGCAAGCCCGAGATGATCGCCCGGCTCATCAACTGGGCGAAGACCGCACCGACCAACGATTACACCCTGCAGGGGCAAGCCCCCGTGATTGCAGAGCGCGAGAGATCCGAAGGCGTGGACTATGAGAACTTCATGCTGGGCCGCCGGTCTCTCTGGATCTGGGAGTGGTACGGTTTTTGGCGCCCACTGAAGAAGCGGACGAGGGACGCGGAGATTGACGACCTCGAGAACCGCGCGCAGTACGAAACCGACTTCGTGATCAAGTTCATCCCGGGGATGCGCGAAATCATCGGCGTGCAGGACCTGCTCGAGCTGTACCCCAAGATGCGCAAGCGCCGCCCATTCGTGGAATCGACGCTAATCAAGGACGGCACCTACAGGCCTAAGGGCTTTGGGGCGCTGCTCGAGGACATCGAAGACGAGCTCACCGCCAACTCCCGCCTATTCGCCGCGGCCGGCGAGCTTTCGGTGTGGCCTATCGTGTTCTTCAAGCCCGGCGGCGCGCTCAACCCAGGCCCGATGAAAATGGGCCCGCGCATGGCCTACCCAACCGACGATCCCGCCAGCGTCAACGTCATCAAGCTGAATCCGAATCTCGACTTTGCAGTCGCCCGCCAGCAAGACTTGATCACTACAGCCGAGCGGGTCACCAACATCAACGATCAGTCCATGGGCCGCGCCATGTCGCAGCCCAACGCGCCCAAGACGGCGACCGGCCAGCTCGCCTTAATCGAAGAAGGCAACGTGCGCGCCTATCTGGACTCGACGATTCTCCGTGAGGACATGGAGCAAATCATCGGGGATTTCTGGGACCTCGACGTGGATATGGTTCCCAAGACCGAGCCGGGGTTGTTCTTCCGCGTGACCGAGGAGCAAGCCAATGGGTTGTTCGATGTAAAGCAGGGCGGGGCCTTCATGAAACCCGATGAATTCGGAGGACGCTACGACTTCCGCCTGAAATTCGCTACCAGCGTCTACGCGCGCCAGCAGAAGAAAGCCGAATTCTTCACCTTCTACCAGGCCGCAGTGCTCAATCCGCTGGTGATGCAGAATCCCAAGGCCCTGTGGGTGCTGCTCAACCGCCTAGCGAAAGAGTGCGGCATCGATGACTTCGAGAGCTTCATTCCGAAGCCCCCGGATCTCGACACGCCCAAAGATCCCAAGGACGAATGGGCCGAAATGTTGCAAGGGGAGACCGTCGAGGTCAACCCGCAAGACAACGACCAGGCGCATGTGCAACAGCACGTCATGGATCTCGAAGACGAGCGCAAAGATCCAGACCGCGACGTGCAGGCCATCCAGTTAATGGTGAAACATATCCTGGACCACCACCAGCAGATGCGCATTAAGATGCTAATGCAGGCCCAGGTGCAGCAGTTGGCGCAGCACATGGCCGCCAACCCCGGGGCGCTCCAGGAACTGCAACAGCTCTACCAGCCGCAGAACCCCCAGCAGCCCGGCGGCGCCGCCAACAAAACCCCGCTCGGCGCTCCGCCGGCCGGTGCGCCCGGATCGGTCCCGCCGCCGCCCGGCCAGGTCGGATCGAGCGCCGCCCCGCAGCCGCATGAGGGGATGCTGTGACCCCTGAGCCGTACGACTCCGCCGAACTCGACGCATTGATCGAGTTGGAACGCTCCCCCGGCTATGCACTCATCCGGGCGCGGTACGAATTCATGCTCGAGCGGAAGCGTCAGGAACTCGAGAAGCCGCACGATGAAGCCAAGACGGCGCAGATCCGGGGCGAGATTGCGATGCTGCGCGATGTCTTTTGGATCATCGAGAACTTGAAACAGGAAATCCTCGCGCAGTTGAAGGAGTAAATCTATGGCGAAATTGACGATGGCGCAACGGCGCGCCCTTCCCAAATCCGACTTTGCGGTCCCCTCGAAAGCCCCTGGTCCGGGATCGTACCCGATGCCCGACAAAGGCCACATGGTGGCGGCCAAGAGCATGTCGTCGCGCTTCGGAAGCCCCGCAGACAAGGCCGCCGTGGCGAAAAAAGCAAAGAACAAATTTGGAAAGCCCAAGTCCGCCTGGGCCGGTGTCGCCAATCAGATGTTAGGAAGGCAATGAGGATCGGATTCCGTAAGCCGGGGCTGGTTTTTGTGGTCTACCTCAGACGCCAGTTTTCGCTCGAAGTGTGGATCAGGCGGGTAGGATTCGGTTTCGGGATGAATCCTAAGTTTGAGGTGTGGCACTACTGGGGACCTTCCAGATGAACCGCGGCGGCCCGCTGCTGATCGTGGCGGCGCTGATTGCAGGCTTCTTCGTGGGTGGCCGGCTGGCGGCGGGAAATGCCGGTTTCGAGCTGCCTATGCGCTGGAATCTCTTCGCCCGCCACGCCAATGCCTATATCCAAGTGCTCGAAGCGAACCCCGCGAAACGGCAGCAGAACAAAGACCGGCTTAACCGCGAGTGGGAGGCATTGTACCGCTGTGAGTGTTTTTAGCCCAGCCTTCTATATCGGCGTCCGCTGCCATTATTGCAACAAATTCCGAGCGCCTTTCGACATCCTGCACCAGCCGGGCGGCGTACAGATCTGCACCGGCTGCGAGCAGCGGCACCTGGAAGCGCTCGAAGCCATCGGTACCGGCAACTTTCTGGGGGAGTGCTCGGAGTGCCACAAGACCGCAGAGCAGTTGCACAGTCCGAGCGGCCAGATGGCAATGCACTTTGAAGACGGCAAGTACCGGGCTATGTGCGTCGAGTGCGATCGCGCATACGTCCCCAAGCGCCGCGAGTTGTACGGGGAAACCGAGTACGGCCACGGTCTCAAATTGAAGTAGGCCGGATTAACGGCGGAAGTCCGAAGATCATTCGTTCCTCGGCTTCAACTCTGTCGCGTATGGACTGCGCCAACGTTTCACAAATCTGATCCTCGATAACTCCCCGTCTGGTGACCTCTTTCGATAAGAGCACCTCATCCGGGATGATTGCCCGCCCGTCCATAGAACCAGTTTAACGTCCTCTCTGCCGATGCGCGAACGTCTCCACCGGAGCTTCGAGCACGCGCAGGTAATACCAAAAAGGAGAATATGATACCCGAGCCAGTGGTCGAAGCCGACCCTAAAAACCCTCCTGCGTCCCAACCGGGCCAGGGCAAAGATAAAGACGCCTACACGCCTTTGAGTAAAGAACAGGCAGAGTCGCTACAACGCGAACGCGATGAAGCCAAAGAATCGGAGCGCTACTGGGCGGGAATGGCGCGCAACGGCGGCGGGAGACAGGCCGAGTCCGCCGGGGAAGTGAACAACGATCCCGACGCCAACGAGTTCCTGGACCCCGAGGCCAACGGCGGAATCGACGGCGACACCCCGGAGCAATTGGTGGATGAACTGGCGGCCAAGGGCGTAGGGGCCCTCAAGGCGCGCGGCTTCGTGACCGCGGCAGACGCCCAGAGGCTGGCCACGGACATAGCCCTGAAGGTCTCCCGGGAATTGATCGCCCGGGAACGTGGCAAGATTACCAGCGACAACACGCTCATGTCGGACTTCCCTGAGTTGCGGGACAACGAATCGGATCTCTTCAAGGCAACCAGGGCCATCTACCAGAAAGCCATCGCCATGGACCCAGAGGCCCGCAAAACGCCGGTAGCCCTGTATCTGGCGGCCACCGCAGCCAAAGCGGCGCTCAAACCGAAAGCGCCGGCCAAACCCGCGGCGCTCGACCCGGAGGAAGAGGACCTGTACGAGCGGGCGGGCGAAACCGAAGCCGAACGTCGGCAGCGCATCGCCTCGCAGACCCCCAACAGAAACCGGGGCGACCTCGACGACAGCGATACCGCGATCGGGCCCGAAGCGCGGGCGGTGCTGAAACAGATGGGCGGAGTTACGGATGAACAGTTCCTAGCGTCCAGGAAAGAGACGGCCAATATGCGAGGGAGGCGAAGGTAATGTCGAAATCGAAAAGCGAGCAGATCCGCGAGAACCAGGAGGCGGCCGGCATTCCCGACTCGCGCACGTTTACGGCGCCGGACGGCGAACTGGAAGGCGGCGTGTCCCGGATCCGCCAGTGTCACATCAACGGCGTACTCATTGGCGAGATGCCCTTGGGGCCGGAAGTGCTCTCCGCGCTGGACTACTGGGCGACCGATGAGGGTATCGCCGAACGCAACGCACGGCCGGAGATGCGCGAACCGAGCGGTATTTCACTGGGAGTCGACGGCTTCGGCAAAGCCTTGCAACAGCGGCGCGATGACGTGAAAGACCGCGACATCAATCTCTACGAGGCCCGCGACCCCTTCAAAGAAGCGGCCCAATTCGCAGGCCCGAACATGCGGCCCAAGATGCTCTCCGGGGACGCCATCAAAAACGGGGGCACCGGGGACTGGGACATCGTGAAGTATCCAACAGACCACGCGCGGGCCGGCGAACCGGTGAAAGTGCGCGACATGGTACTGGGCCAGATGCCCGAAGCCAAAGCGAAGGCGCGTAACGAGCATTACCGCGCCCGCGGCAACAATATGCTGAAGCAGATCAGTGAAAAGTGGAAGGCCGAAGGCGGCAAGACCGCCGTAGCCGATCAGTAAATCAAGTGTTTGTGATCGGGGCACAAGAAGAGCATTTGGGGCATAAGGAAGTTCCAGCCTTCCCCTAAATCGTCCGCCGGTAACAGACGGCGGCAACTCTTCACAGCGCAGTAAATCGGCCTCAGATCCTCTAACGTCAGTCTGATCATCCGCACTAGTTCAACGTACCACGCGAAGCAGGCGCGTCCAGCGGTAAGACCGCCGTAGCCGATCAGTAAGCACCAAACGGGACAGGGGTACGGGCCTTACTCGGCAACCGATATCGGCTAGCCGACCATACCGTCCTTCGGCTCTCCGCCCCGTCTGGTCTGCGCAGTAAGCGACTTTTATTAGAACACGCGAAGCAGGCGCGTCCAGCAGTACCGTCCCTCTAGGGCACCCGGACGCGGTTTCCACCTCGACCCAGCCAAGGTCTTCGCTCCTTTGAGGCAATCGCAAATCACAGGAGTGAAATCTCTATGGCAAACGTAAACTCGGTCTTCGGCTTCCGGCCGACGATGCGAACATTCACCGGAGGCTCGGGCACCGGGATTCCGGCTCACAAAATCGTGGGCGATGGCGTGGCTCTCTACATCGGAGATGCTGTCAACCAGGCCAACGGCGCCACCAAATCCACCCGCGCCATCAAGGCCGCAGCCAACGCCGGGACGAGCGTCGTTCTGGGCGTCAACCTGATCTACGGCGCCGTCTCGACGCTCACCGACCACATCATCGTGCTGGCCGCCAGCGCCATCTTCCTGGCGCAGTTGGACGGTTCGTCCAACAACTACACCAACGCCAAAGCCAGCTACAACGCGAACCTCAACTTTTCGGCGGGCAGCGCCACGACCAAGATCTCTGGTATGGCTTTGGTCGAATCGACCATCGCCACCACCAACACGCTCGACGCCAAGATGCGCGGCCTCTACCAGTCGCCCAACAACACGTCCGGTCAGTACGCGGTCGTGTATATGAGCTTCAACAACTTGGTCGATGCGGACCAGAAGGCGGGCATCTAAATGCAAATCAGAGGCCAATTTTCCGATTTCTTCTTTGAAACGATGCTCCCGGCTCTCAATGCCAAGATCTGGGCCAACTTCAAAGCCAAGCCCCCGATGTATACCAGGGTGCTCAACACCGACACCACCGCGCGCTCCATCGAGCAGTTCTCGCAGATGGTCGGAGTCGGATTGCCTACTGCGGTAGGCGAAACCGAAGACACCCCCACGGACAACTTCATTCAGGGGTTCAACAAGACGTTCCGCCCCTTGAAATACGGGCTGGGGATCGCCGCCTCGCAAGAGTTGGTCGAAGACGATAAGGTCGGCATCATCAGCCGCCGCTCAGTCGCTCTCGCCAATTCCATCGCCCAGGCGCGCGAGATTCAAGCAGCCAGCGTTATCAACAACGGCTTCTCCTCGACGGATGCCAACGGCAACAGCACGCTTTGCCCGGATGGCAAGGTGCTTTTTGCCTCCGACCATCCTCTGATCAAATCCGGCGGCACGCAATCGAACCTGCTCTCGAGTGCGGCCGACCTGGACGTCACCTCGCTCGAGCTGGCGCTGACCGACTGGGAACTGATCAAGACGCATGAAGGCTTCTACCAGATGCTGCCCACACCCCGCGTGCTGGTAGCCTCGCAAAACAGGTGGAACGTGGCGGAAATCCTGAAGTCTCAGATGCGCTCCGACACACCGAACCACACTGCCAACGCTTTCCAGTACACCGAAACCGGCGGCACTATCGAATCCATGTGCTGGGCCGGATTCCTCACAGATCCGGATGCCTGGTTCCTGATCGCTCCTCCCGACCAGACCGAGTTGCTCTGGCTCGACCGCAAAGCTCCCTACACCAAAGCCGATTACATCGAGAAATCGGAAACCGGGATCATTTACATGCGGTATCGCGCGACCTTCGGCAATCACGGCTGGGCCGGCGTCTACGGCACTCCCGGCGCGTAGTTCGTTTCCTCTCCTTGCTCCGCGGGGAGTTCTCAACCGCTCCCCGCTTTTTTTCAACCCACTCACCAACACAGAACAGACGGGACCACCATGTCATTTCCATCGGATACGCAGCGGGGCATTCCCGCTTGGCTTGCCAAATTCGGGCCGACGCTCTTCAGGGCCCGCTATCGCGCTTCGGTAGGCGACTCCAACGCCGCCACCAAAGTGCCCGTGATCATTCAAGGGGCGCCCTCGCAGACCGCCAACCTGTTCGAGTGCTACGACTCGGCCAAGAACCTGCTGGCCGCGATCGACGCCTCGGGCGTGGTGACTTCCGCCGGCGGCGTGACCAATCCCTCCGCCAATAGCCTTGCCATCTCGACGCTAGTGCGGGGTACCAACGGGCAACTGCTGATCGGGCAGACCGGGGCAGCGACGGCGTACGAGACCGTGACCGGGGACGTCGGCATCACCGCGGGCGGGGTTACCGCCCTCGCCTCGAGCGTATTGAAAGTGGTCAGCGTCAGTTTGACCAACGCCAATATCAAGAACCTGCGAGCCACGCCGTTTCAACTCGTTGCGGCACCCGCCGCCAACTTCATGCTGGAGTTCATTTCCGCCAAATTGCTGCTGGTGGCGGGAATCAATGTGCTCACCGAAGCGGGCTACAACCTGGCGGTGAAGTTCACCGACGGCTCGGGCGCGCAAGTGTCCCAGACCATCGAATGCACGGGGTTCATCGATCAGGCGACCAACACGATTACTAACGGGCTCCCCAAGATCGACGCCATCGTGCCGGCCGCCTCCGCGTCCGCCGCGGCGCTGGTGCTCCATAACCTGGGCGGCGCTGAATTCGGCGGCAATGCGGGCGTCGACGCCACCATGAAAATCGACATCGTGTACCGCGTACACGCGACGAACTAAAAGGACCAACCTATGTCAACCGTCCAATCCGACGCCACCGTTACGATTGCCGCCGGGGCTACCGGCCTATCCACCGCCGTCAACGTGGGCAACAAAGTTCCGGTAGCCGTGTTTGTTCCGGCGGCCTGGGTCTCGGCTGCGCTGAGTTTCCAGGTCTCCTACGACCAGGGCACCACCTGGGCCGACTATTTCAATTCCGCCGGCGTCGAGGTCTCCGTGTCGGCCGCCATCATGGGCGCGGCGGCGACGGCGGCGCGGCCGGTCACGCTCGACCCCTCGGACTTCGCCGGCGTCATGTTCCTCAAACTGCGCTCGGGCGTCTCTGGCGCCGCGGTGGATCAGACCGCCAGCCGGAAGGTGCAGATCTACACCCGCAAATTCTACCCGGTAGGCTAACCATGCGAAAACT